GTTTTAAGTTCGAATGAACTCGAATAACGGGCAAGTTGCTAGTGCACCGTTACCTCTTGCTACAACCGTTTGCTTTATGAGCTTATCCGCACCACGTAAAGAGGGTTTATACTCTTCTCCGCGGTAAAAGTAACTCACAGTAAGGACCCGTCTATCACTAGGCGGTTCCAACAGCTGGGGTTTATAGCAAAATTGTCGAGCAACACGAGTAAAATGCTGCCAAACATGTGTAGCAAAGACACTTACCCTATCTCGGTTATCTGGTATGTCATAAAACACACCGTCAACTAGGACCACCCCATCAGGGAGGTCAACGAGAGTTTCATCAGGGATCCGCCTTACATCGTGCGGGAGTGCCTCGACAAGGGAGCAATATGCTTCCCACAACACCGTTCTTATTTCGGTAGACGTTTGACGCTTCTCAATTAGCCTATATAACTTGTTGGCTAACGTTGTTGCGTCGTACGCGTCTTCGATTTCATGCATCTCGTAAGAGAGGAGATCAGTACCTGTTGAAAGGTCATGAAAGCCTCCACAAGACTCTCTAAAGTTACCTTTAGTGAAAGTCTTCTTGGTGTTAACAACCCAACCAAGAAGCTCGCATAGCTTCATAAACTCATCTGCAACGTCAACGTGGATAATAACATCATCCCCGAAAACGGTACTACCAGGATCAAGGACCCTGGAGAGATGAAGCAAGACTACGGTCATCACTTCAAAAGTGAAACCGCAACCCATCGGAGCAAGCATGTTATAGTGATGAAACGCACCCTCGAATTCACAAACGGGAGTACGCAACTCACAAAGCTTGCTAAATACCTTTGGAGGCAACAAGAATCTCAGAACGACCAACCAATTAGAGTTGGATGCGTTACTAAAGTCAACTGTCGCCTTTTCCGCATGCCTAATAAGCCCGCGGTGTAACTGTGCACGTGAGCGTAAATCAATGCCCATTGTACTCAGTAGGTGTTGGCGGATATCATCCGCGTAGGAAAGTTGGCAAACCATGTTCCACAACGGCTCCATTGAAATAGGACGATCAACGTCCGCATTCTTGGGCACCGTGGACAACCTGCTGTAGTTTTGTATTGTACAGCAGTACAGGAACATACGCTCAAATACGTAGATGTTCGGCGTCGTCTTAACCTTCCAACAAAGAAAGGAGTTACGATACTTAATCTCTTCGTACCAAGCGTTACAACGGGCACGCCATCCGATTGGATCTTCCTCTCGGAAACGCGCTTTGATCAGCCTTTTGAGCTGAATGTTGTTGAAGCCAATTGCAGCTGCCTCTCTGGCAGCTTCGATGGACACCTTCCACTGATGAGGATCCGCTAACTTAAACATCAAGTCAACTTCACCACTAGCAGAAAGTGCGGTTTCACCCGAAGGCGCCCTAAAGCGCCGACCCCTGCGCATATCACGAAAGAATTCGTGCAGCGCAGTTCTCGCCCTTAAAGCATGACCACGGAACGGTTGTGGTAGCTTTCTATAGTCAAACTCGGCTAAGCCTTGTCTGTCGTACTGGATCATATTTTGGATCGTAGCACGTTTTCTACATAAGCGTGTAACCGTTTCTCCATGACCCAGAAAGTGCTTAGTCAAGCGAGACACCACTAGGGCATCCGCGAGATCCGCACCTCCAAGATCAGCAAAGAGAGGGCCAAGAGCAGGTGTATCAAAAGCCTGCAACTTTCCGACCAGCTTGCGCTGAACGCCATGAAACACTTCGAGTTGCTTTGTTTTAGCATTTCTCGTGTCCATGATTTATACCGGCTCAGTAAACGTAACAGAAGATGGTGGCACAAGGCCATTATCCAAATTGTACGATGCACGAGCCGTGGCCACAAAGGCCAGCAAGTCAGCCAACATTTCATCGATCGAAGCAGTATCACCAAGATCGTTGAAACTAAGCTTTATACCACGAGTAAAGTACACGGGTACGTCACCATCTGCAGCCACATTAACCTTACGGTTAAGTGTAGCAACAGCATTAGCGACGTTAACACGGATACCGGATCCCAGTGGTACGCTTGCGCGTTTGGCGGTAAAGATGAGTTCGCTAAGTGTGCCTACGGGCTCCACCTGAACGAATTTGGAACGACCGTCTTCAACGGACACGTTTTGGTATGACATTAGAGTTTCCTCACATTGTTGAGATAAGATCCTTTATACGCTAGCCAGCTAAGACTAAACGCATCTAACCACCGTTTCCAAGTCATACTTGGATTAATGGTTAAACCTAAATGTTGATTTAGATCGAGGACCGAGAGTTTGTAATAGTTCAGTTGTAGGACGATCGGCGGGCCAACCCAATCAGGGTTGGTGAACTCACAAGTGTCGTTGTAACGCCACGAGTAAGAGCTTGCGTCCTGCATGGTTCCCCTAGGAGAACCAAGTGAACCTAATAAGTCCCCAATATTGAGGACCCAATCAACGACAAAGCTGAGAGGTTGTAACTCCCACCACGTAACCAGAACATTAGCTGAAAGCTGCTGCTCTGCTACACCCATAGTCGCATCAAAGCGACGTTTTAGGTACCCGCGATCAAGAACATCGATCTCAGGCGTGGACCAACCGGCGTAAGCCGGGATCGTTATAAGGTTGTGAAGCCCTACACGTGTCGTTTGGTACTCTACCATAGATGCGTTAAGCACCTTTAAGCCATCTTCGATTGTTAAGATGAAGGGCATAATTTCATACCGCCACATCAACCAAAGATTTGCACTTTCGGTCGCTAAGCCAGCTGCATTACGCAGTATAGACTTAATCTTCCGTTTTACATTCACAAACCGCGTCAAAATTTCCCGAACTGCACCCATAATGGAATGCATGGTATCCGGTAGTTCTGCGAAAGCGGTCAGGATATCCAACGTTTTAGCGTTGGCTTCAGCTTTTACAGCAGTTGCCAAACTAGAATCTGGAGTTAAAGCGCGTAGATACTCCACAACATGATATATTAAACCATTTAGACCGTCGACGCCCATAGGATGGGTCAAGTTCGCGGTGGTCCATATATCATATGTGAAGTTCGTATGCTTATCCCCTGCTGCGTTAGTACGCTGCAAGAGATAATCTCCATAGTTCCTGCCCTCACCATAGGTTGGACACGTGAGCTGCAACGGAAACGTTGCAAAGATCTCAGGTGTATAATGACCCACGAATCGTGTACCATAATGTGTACAGTTGCTTTTAAGAGCTCCTGCATTACAAGTGGCAACGGCCGTGAATTGTTCCAATGGGTTTAAGACGATCTCTCCCTCCCGCTTACGCGTTTGGAAGTCGACCATCTTGGACGTAGGTTTCGCTTTAAACGAAGCTTCCGCAACTAATGGTGTTATCGCATTTGCGCCAAAGGCGACATCTGCGAATTCACCAAAGTGTAGGTCACTGTGTTTTTGCATACCCGCGGTCGAACTCATAATGTTACTTAACATGAGTCGACCATGATGATAACGTGGGGTAACCAACGGCTCGATATTCTCGCTCCATGGTACCGTCACATCAACATCGGAATAAGCACACGGTGTAGGTCTCGAAGCGGCGAACCGCCTTTGAGTCCCAGACCATGCACAACCGATGCTTTTCAGGGTTGAAAACCTTGGCATTTTTGCAAACTCCTATAAGGAAATAGGAATTTGCAGGGGTTACAAATCCCAACAGGTCGCGCTCCATATGATGCTTTTGCATCGGGGCG